TCAATTCTTGAACATTTCAATGACATCCCTTAATTCTCCTGGAAATACTTCACCAGTTTTCTCCCACAACATCTTGCCTTTACGTTGGAGGACAAAGCTGGGAGCTATTTCTATTTCATAGGCATCGGCTACTTTCCGATTACTTTCTATATTGACTCTTACAATATTGACCGGTTTTTCAAATTCATGTAACAGCGGTTCAATCCATTCACAATGGGGAGACCAATCCGCATAAAACACAACCAGCAATAATGAGTCCGACTGGTTTACCTCTTCTATTTTTCCAGTTATATCCATTACTGTTTTCAATTTTAAATTATCCTCTACTTCCTAAACTGTTCACGTCAGGATTCAACTCTTTTACCGCTGCTTTCACCTGCTTCTTGGTAGGCTTACCAGTATTGGACACTTGTTCAACAGGAAACCGCTGACCACTATTCGTCAGCTCATCCTTTTGTTCCATCTTTTTCTTTTCTTCTTTACCCATATCTTCTCATTTTTAAGGTTTATGCTAATAATGCAACAAAATAGATAAAAAGATGGTTCACATAAAAAGTGAAAAAGGATGCCTGAAAATTATTCAGACACCCCTTTACTACTACATTTAAAACTACGTGAAATTGAAATTATTATACTTTACGGTCGCAATAACGTTTGTATTGCAATATAGTTATTGTTTATCGTCTATATACCTTTATTATGCGTGCTGTGCCGCTTTCTTACTTATATTATCAACAGTAAACCCCCATATCCTTTCTTAAACGGTCCCTGTTATGGTCCCCGATTTTTATATATCGGGGATCATTTTAGCACATATCCCACCATACAACAGCCAGCAAGCGACAGAAATCAAAATGGCTCCTATCGTCCAACTGATCCAGCAATATGTCTATACTACGATCCATATTGCATTGCGGTCATATACTCCCATATCTTACCTTGTGGTCCATCCTCGTCGGCAAAGTAGAACTTATGAGCACCCTTGATGATCTGCGATTCATCATAGATAGAGCACAGATCCGAATAAAAGCTATTAAAAGCTACGTACTTATCCCACTTCGTCGTACCAGAAGGGAAAGACAGGTTCTTGGTCGCGTCCTCCACTTGGTCAGCACTCCAATGGGCACCGTTCTTCTTCTCACCGCCCGGACCTGTATAGCGGATTCTCTCAATATCCATTTCCGCAAAATTTTTATCGTAGTGCGGACCGTACAAGATGGAGTGTTGCTTGCGCATAAACTCCCAATACATTGCTGGGTGTTCCTCTTTCAGCACACACAGCATGTCACTAAGACCGTCCACGCTCTGCCACATTGCCTTGTCAGAGGCAACACCGTTAGCCTTTGCGTTTTTAATTAAATCCTTGTATTCCATATTCAAATATATTAAAGTTACATTTTGTTTTGTTTCATCGGATGGGTGCTGACACTTTGAGTGGAATTTTTAAGTATTTTTTCCTGTCTATTTGTAACAGCAAAGTTCAGTTTACGCTATCATTTTGATTAAATCTATTCTATTAGCAACTTCTTTAATTCCATCAAATCCGCATCTGTTATCTTAATCGCACCCGTCTTGCCAAATAAAATGCTTGTTATCGGATTGTCCGGAAGCGCAAAACGGATACTCCCCTTTCCTATGGTTCCACGGATAAAGCCTTTACCAAATGGCATCTCTTCCATCTCCCGAAGCATGGAAAGCATATCGTTAAAAAGTAAATCCGCATCTACATTGCCATCCTCATCACACAAAAACAAAGCGGCATTATCTATCATGTCACCTATCCCGTCCTTTTGCTTTGCAAGGAAATTCTTCGCCCCTCTCTTGAGATACACAGATGCTACCTTTAATTGAGGATTATTCAATACAAGCCCGTCTATCCTCTCGTCAATCCATAGCTGCAATGAGTCAGCTAGCTTGTCCTTCAGTTCTGTTATATTCTTCTTAACCTCCATTACTTCTTAGATTTTTGTTGCGGTTTCCCGTTTTTCCAGTCAATGAACTCCTGCCATGTCATATCGCTATGTTCCGTAACGTATTCACGAAATAAAGCATCCCTTCTCGCTGTTTCCTCCTTGGCTATCTTAGATGTCCTCCTGACAAATGACAGCTGCTGTTCCAATACGGCCTTTCCTTCCGCAGAGCCCTCTATTCTACCTTTGACAAGAAGAAGGACCTCTGAATTGACCATCTCCTGAATAGCCATGCTGTTATCATAATATTCCTTGTTGTTATTAAGCACGGCTCTCTCCTGATCATTCAGCGAAGAAACAATACGGTCTATCTCATCCCATATCGGGGTAGGTGTAGATACTCTCTGTTGCTGAGTGATACCCGGAATCTGTTTCAACGCCTGTAGCTTCTGTGTATAAGCCTCATTCTCCTGTGCCAAACTTTCCAAACTTCTTCCTGTCGATAACAATGGATCGCTTTCAAACATTCCCATAATAATACTTGTTAGTGGTTAATAAAAGAAAGTGGCATCGCCCCCGAAGGGGCTTACCACTAACGTTTCTTACGCTTCCTTATGCGCTTGGAGCTGTGCTTGCCTGAGTGCGGCAATTGCATCCGTAAGGGTTCGCCCCCTCCAGTACGCTCACTGTCGGGGTTGACGGTAAACCCACTACACCATAGATTGCACGACAGGTCTTGCGGTCCGTATAGCACATACTATCCTTCAGGACACTTTCCATACCCATCTGTATGATCTTGTTCTGATACAGGTTAGCCACTTCCATTCCGTAGACTTTCTTGTCAAGCTCACAGAACTTGGCGGAATAACGTTCATTCAGTGTGTCGTACAGGTCACGTTGTCCCTTGTACAAGCCGAATGCGGCTGTATTCAGCTTGTCGTTCATGTTGTCGTAGAGATCACGGGAAACCTTATAGTTACCGAAATCACCCTCTACCTGTGACTTGTAAAGCTGCCACTTCTCGTTGATGTCAATCTCACGATGATTATACATCTGCTCCTGAGTGTTGACTTTAAGCCCCCAAATGGTGTTGGTTAACGCCAAAGCCTCATCACAACCTTTCTCCCATGCCTGGAAAGCGGTAGGAGCAACACCGGTACGACCGGAAATAGCATCACTGACTGTGTTGATATTCACGTTTTCAGGCATACCACCGCCAATGCCACCACGGCGACCCCATAATGATAATACTCCCGCACCGATGGCGATACCGAGAGCGGTTCCGGCTAGACCTTTTGAAGCATATTCCTTCCTGTCGTTGTCATGGACATACTCCTTTTCTTTAATCACTTGCTTTACTTCTGCTTCCATAAACTTATAATTTTGGAATTACGGTCAATATTGACCGCTCACAAATGTCCGTACAAGTCACTTGCAGATAAAGTAATTACTTGCTATATACTTGCTAATTACTTTCCAATTGCTTGCAACTGTCCATTTTCTCAATTTTTGCCGGTTCGAGCGAATAAACGATACACCTTGTCGGGTACGGTTGATGAATCTGCCAATTTCATGATCAGTCAGCATTTTGGACAACGCCATGACCAGTAGATACCTTGCATCGGCGCATTCCTCTTTGTTGCTGGCTAATATGTCAGCCTCAACAAGACCGGTAACATCACACACAACACCTATTATATCCTTATACAGTTCCTCTAATTTCATTTTTATTCGGTTTTTGAAAACAAAACACCCGAAGTGTTTGTTATTGCCAATGAAGGCCGCAACAACACCACGGGTGTTTATCTCCTTATCCGACTGTCAATCCTTTCAGGAGGCGGCTTTCTTTTTTCTAAGCCGCAAAAGAATCACTTTTATTATATGAGTTTTTATTATCTGTCACACTTCTACTTATGGCGGATAATACTTGATTTTTCTATCTCATCTTGCACCTCCCTTCTTCTTTATCAACCAAATGACTACGATTAGTAATACTAATATAATACCTATAGAAAACCCTCCTAGTTCTAATTTTGTCGTCTGCCACCATGTTAATTCCTTCTCCACAGGATAGGGTACCCCTACCTCTTTCTCCTTCTCTATATAGGCTGTATCGCGAATTGTCCTGTCACGGTAGACTATATGCCATTTGTCAACAATTACAGAATCGCCTTTCTCTCTTATATAGACAGAATCTTGAATGTGGATGGAGTCACGTTCATGTACGGTAAGATAAAGACTGTCAGTCCTTATTGTTTCTACCGGAACATACCTTATACTCCGGCATGACCCAAACAGCAATAGCAATGCTATCCCTACTGCAATCCATATATAGATCCTTAGTTTCATAGCAGATCCCATCCCTTATAGATATCCTCCATTACGGCAGGAACACCATTCTCAACATAAGATATAGCAGCAGCCAAAGAGCACATCGTATCTTTATCCTCAATGTCCGGAACATATACTGAAGGCACCTGCATATCCTGACATACCCGTCTGATATAACCTCCAGTATTGTTTTCAGTGTGCGGAGCCCATCTTGTAATAAAGTCCGCGATACAAACACAGTTATGTCTCCTTCTGTAATTCTGCAATGTGCGGATCAAGGCACGATAACCCCATTTTATCTCTACAAACTGAAAAAACTCCTTGTCTGTCTGTTTTTCTCTCAATCCCTGCCATTTATCCTTTGTTATTCGGATATTACCCGGATTTGCATTTCTAAGACCTCTTGGTAAACTCTTCATTTCTTTCCCTCCTTCTCTTTTAATTGCTCTATTAAATTATTAAACCGGCTGTTAATATAAATGCTGATGCCAAAAACACTACCGGCATACAACAGACATTGAGCAAACAACCACAATACACTGTCGTGTATCTGGCCCATAGGTTCCGAGCACACAAAGCCAGCCACAGCCAAGGACGCTCCCAGTACAAGCATCCCCACAGCGGTTGAATACTGAATGTTTTCTTTTGTCTCCTTTCTCATTATACAAACAATTTAAGTTCAATCCTTTTTAAAGCTTTTAATTACACGTTTTGGATTACCCGATTATCAAACTAACCTTTATTTTGTATGACAAAAAAAGAGCCTGCCACGGAAATTAATCCGCAACAGGCTTTTGATTTTAAGAAATAGATAACCGGCAATTAATGCCGGTTACCGTGATAAAATCTTATAGCCTCATTGACATATAATGATACCGATTGCTCCTTATCCAATATAGCTGCCACGTCCTCTTCTATCATAACAAGTATTCTTTTCACGCCATTAACCTTCGGTCTTCGGGGCACACCATTGCTGTCCAATATCCTATATATCGTTTGCTCAGACTTTATATCTGTTTCCTTCATTATCTCCTTGATAGCTATCCCGTCCTTATATAGGGACAACACCCTAGACTCTTGATCTAGGGTAATAGATCGTCTTCTTGCCATAATTAATATGTTTTATAACATTTATAATTTGTTGCTCGTTAATTCAAAAAGTTGCACCTTTGCATCGGACATCAACGATGTTAGTCGCACTTCGGTGCGTGGATTGAAACGACATTAGAAATGTCATTGTGATTTGCTCACAAATTAGTATTTCTATACAGCCACTGTATAGTGAAGAGGCGGAGAAATCCGCCTCTGTTTTTTTTATTTCCTTACTACTTTGTCGAAAAGTGTATGTAAATCATGTGGATCAAAATCCCCCAATGTGATAGGAGATTTTTTTCGTATCGTGTCAAAACGTTCTTTATCTTCATCCGTCATATCTTCGGAAACGGGCCATTCTTCCAGCATGAAAATATCAACATCTCCCTCATATCCATTCTCATCGCTCAACTCTATGCAAACATGGGGATAGTCACTCATATCCAAATCTCTATCCTCTGGAAGTTCAAACCCAAGGTCATTGTAAAATTCATAAAACACACACGTTTCGTCTATCGCATGATTTTCATTATAGAAATAAAGGTCATTCATTTCAGAATGCAGTAACAAAGACCACAAGACCTCATAAGTTATAGGCTTTAAATCGCAAACATCATTAGAACAATGTTGCCTAATATACGCATATCTATTAGGAGTCTCTCTAATTGAGTCACCCCACCATCCTAATTCGTTATCAATATCTTTACGTGTCATAATTGTTTACCCTTTATGCTAATTAGTAGATAACAGCCTTTATCTTCATGTCAGTTATACAAACACTCTCTTGTCTCTGCACCGAATAGTAAGTAACGTGATTGTTCGATACTTCAAACATCGGATAAATCGAATCGGGATCGTCTTTAATTCCTTCAACCGTGAATTTAACTATACCTTGCTTTGCTGCCTGTTTGAATGCTCTGCGAAAATCTGCATCTAATGAATTGAAAGTTTTCATAATCTTGATACTGAATTGATCTGTTGTCACCAGCTTTATATTTATTACCAAAAAATTTCTTCAACCTCAAATTCTGCCTTCTCTTCCCAATCAAAAAAATCTAAATTCTGTTCATCCTCTTCTGTCAAGTAGTAATATGCGCGTATCCTATAGCCATCAATCTCTATAGGGGCTTCAGCCCACAGACTTAGACCTTCATGTAGCGGATCAACTACACAGCTTGTAGGCTCTGCGCCAGTAGATATAGCTTTATCAGCTATTTCTTCACCAAATCTCTCTACTATTTCTTGATATGTGTAACTTTTCATAATTGTATGTTTTGTTTGTTATTACTTGTTGTTTTATTATCACAATGCAAATATACAATATTGTGATATAATAGCAAAACAAATCACAATATATTTTCTTGTATTGTGTAATATTTAACATTTAAATACAAAAGACCGCCGACAAGAATGACAAAATAAATTCAAAATAAATCAAAAGCCATATCTGAGCGGTAGAAAATAGGTATATATATTGCGAATATATATTAATAATTCTACCCAATCTCTCAGTTTAGCCTTATCTCATTCATTTTCAACACTGTTTCCAAGTTCCGGCGGAACTTAGGCTAAAACAGGAGATATTATGGTAAAAATGCATAAACTGACGAAGGGCGGACAAACCATTTATCCGGCTACTATCTATGATGCGGTGGTCAATCCAAAGACGCGTAAGAGCTTGACTACGGAAATATCTGATTTAGACGTTGGATTAACTTCTATTAAAAACAAGACAGAAGGTATTTATAATACGATTGACCAGATAACAGATAAAACAATAGCTAAAATTGTAGGGTCCGATTTTAACGAAACGTATGTAACATCATGGGGACAAGGTGGCATATCCACTACGACTGGCGCTATTGAAGAGGGAGGCAAAACAAGAATACATTCAGATCTTATAAATACAGGTGTTGACATTTCAATAGAAAGTGGATATAGATATTATATAATTTATTACAATGAAAATGGGTCTTTTGCTGCTAAAGATAGCAATTGGAAAACTGATAAAAGCACAACATCAACATCTTATAAGAAATTTCGTATCATGGTTTCTTTGATTAAAGAAGCCACTATAGATATAGAATCAGGGAAACGGGTTACTATAAGTAAATTATATCAAAATGAGGCGTTATGCCCAGATATCAACATGTTCAATAAAACGGTTGAACAGATAATTGATGAAACAAAACAAATTGCACAATCATACAATGATTTGAGTAATGAAATGGAACGCAACCTAACCGAGATTAAGGGTGGCAATTATATGGAAAAACAGGATCTATTGTGCGTACAAGGGAGTATCAATTCGCAAAGCGGTATACTACAACCAGGTGGGACCAATAGAGTCTATACCAAGATAATTAATACAGGAACTGATATCATTATCAAGACCGGTTATAGAATATATGTCATGTTTTATAATGACCCTGCCGGTGAGTCTTTCAATTCAAAAGATGGTAATTGGAATACTGTATATACTACCATTCCCACAAAAACCCAATATTGCAGATTGATGATTGCTAAAATTGATGATACGGACTTGTCCCCATCGGATGCATCTGAGAATGTTCTGGTAGGGGATTTGACCAGTTATCCTTCAATGTTTATGCCATTAATGAATTTGAGCACTAATCCTGCCGGATCATTTATGGCAAAAGATGATTTATTGACTTTATTTTTTTACTTAAGGGATAATCAAAGAAAAAAATACGTAACATCATTATCTAAGACCTATTATGTAAGTACAGTCAATGGCTTGGATACCAATGATGGTTTGTCTGACTCAACTCCGTTGAAGACTTTGAATAAAGCCGATGAACTGATGACCGATGGGGACACGGTCCTTATTGAACGAGGAAGTATATTTAATACAGAGGTACAAGTCTTGTCTAAAGAAGGAATCAGAGTGGATTGTTATGGCGACATGTCCAAGGATAAACCTTTGTTTTTGAATTTGCAGACAATACCGACCGTATCTATATCAGATATTAGCTCTGTTAATGACATTGAGTCTTTGGATAAATTATACAAACTGCGCGGCTATAGTAACATTTATGTTCTAAAGCATCACTATGGTTCGGGCAGCAAGGCCAGATTTGTTTGTCAGGTATTTTTAGACGGGAAAAGAAATGGATGGTGGCTTGACGCACAGAAAAAGTCCAGTTCGGATGCCATGGACTGGCTAGAAAACAATCCGGGTAGCTCCTATTGGTTCAGCGGATACGATTCAGAGTCATGGGGGGAGGGGGATTATTATATATATTTATCAACAACCGATATTGCAGGAAAAATAGTGGAGATAACTCATGAAGTGACAGAGATTGGGAAAAAAGGACAAAAACTGCAAATCACCCAATATGCTTCTGATATTCGTAATATCGTTTTTCGAGGTGGTGACTCTACAGACGGTACTGTTATTCCTAATGGATTTTATGAGGGGGTAGAAAGTTTGGATTTTGGTAGACATGGTTTTCTGTTTAACAGGTCTGCGGCTCCCCATACTCACATGATGCTGAATTGCAGAGCTGTATCAAGAAGTGGAGCAAATGGAGAGTATTATCATCACATGTATTATAATTACCATTATTATGGAGAACTATTGGCATTTATCGGTTGTGAGGCCATAGGCAGACATGAATATCTTGGTACTGCATTTGCCGGGCATGGCACAAGTTCGGTAACAGGGATGCCTTTCGATGCCATGTATCTGTATGACTGCTACTGCGAGGGTGTTAATGTGGTTGTCGGTGCCAATGGAGCGCAAATGAATTATTTAAGGAATATAAGAGTTAAGGAGGTTGGACATATTTGCATACGTACACAGGGATTACATGCAGTAGGTATTTTCGGAACATTGTATCCCCCGCAAAATAATTGGAATGAACCTGTATTCGCTGAACCAATCGGTTATAATGTCTTAAAAAATATACGTATAAGGAGTCGAACAGGAATGGGGACATTACTTATTTATAAAGACTCGGCGAACAAAGATGCAGGAAAGGTGGTTTTTGAAAACGCTACAATTATAGTGGAAAGTGAAGGGAAACAGGCTCCTGTATATAAATTTGGGGCGACTCTGTTTAGATTGGCTGACAATATATCTGTTGTTTTCAATAGGTCATTCGTTGCTGTAGATAATGGGCTGGAAACCACATCCTCCATGTTGTGGGATAACGAAACGACACCAGACATAGAGTTTATAGATTCGGAGCTATACGGTATCAAGGATAATCGTTTGCACAGCGATGATAAAAATTCATATTTCTATGAGAGTATGGATGGGATTTTTTCAAAAATCAACAATCTAACAAAATTAAGTTATGTTGAAGATAACTGTATATTCAATTTGTAAAGTATGACTCAGAATATTTGAAATTTCATAAAGCATATACTATGATGTAAGGGCTGATCTTGGTGTGGTCAGCCCTCTACCCCTAGAACCATTCTGCATTTGGGTGTACTTCTACGGACAGACGGAACATTATTTTAGTGATTAACTTTTTAATTATCATAATTTTACATTTTTGTATCTTCGATATAAGGACTGGCCAGATCCATAAGAACATATTGAATCAAAGCATCAATGACAACGTTAGCTATCTTCATACCTCCTGCGGAATTTGGATGAACTTGATCCTGCAAATACGTTGTGATATTAAGCGTTGATATTCCACTTAATGCATTTACATCAATTACGGGGACGGAATATATTGCACATACTTCTCTTATCACACTCCCGTAATCTTGTATCGTTAATCCTATATTATTTTTATAAGGATAATCAGCATTATTATGAGAGTTATAAAAATTATGTGGTATGCAAGCGAATATCTTGGCATCCGGCAATCTTTTGATAATCTTTCTCAACATTAGCCCATAGGCGTATTTTAAATGAGTTTCGTCCTGATCGTCAAGCTCCCCGATTTGGGCATTTGCCGTGATATCATTAGCGGAGGCATATATGACTAATACATCCGTATCGGTCGGAATAGTATTTATTCGGCCGTCACCACACATATTATCCTGTATAGTGATAGTTCCTTCTTCGGGATGAGCGGCATTATAGTAGCCATTTTCGTCCACTTTCTTGGTTTGTGGGGAAATGGATGTAACCTTGGAGCCTCCGATACCTCGGCAATAATGTGTTGAGAATTGAAGATATTTCCACACATACTTCTGCCACGAGATCAGTTCTACGATCGAGTCTCCAAATGAACAAAACTTCTTCCCTTTATACGCCATATTGATTATTTCATCTCTATCTAACTTTACATTTCTCACATTTTGCGGATTGCAAGGGTAATAATTCAACGAGACAAACGGGGAGTCCACACTGTTGAAATTAAAAATTATATATTCCCAATTTTTTTCACCTGTCATCACCTCCCTAAAGGTTTTTGCTTGACTGCCCCTATACCCAATCCACGTACCATCTGCTGCATACACGGCGACTGAAAATGCATTGGTAAATACAGATGTTATGTTGTCAACGACTCTGATCAATCGTGTAGTATTATAAGCTTCGTTTGACTGTAACGATCCATTTACATTGTTATAACCATCAATAAGATTATCATTTGTTATCAGATTTTTATCTAAATAAGTTTCAGGAAGCTGTGTTATACCGAATTCAAGCGGAATAAAATTCTCATTGAATGATAGATAATAAAAATCTCTTGCGTTATTATTCCAAGCCCTGCAATATGATGCTTCTGATGGTATCTCTCTCTTTGAGATATTCTTTCCCGTTGAAGCACCCATATTAACCGTGCCAAGCAGCGTGCCATTATCTCTATAAAAATAAACCGAATATGCATTGGTATAGATATACTCTTCTCCTGCCGGTATATCAATTCTTTCTATAACAATCCCATTCCCATTTACAATATTTCCGGCTCCATCTATTGTCTTATTGGTGAGCAAAAGTTCATCATATACCTTGTTGATTGACACATCCTGCAACATGTGTCGTACTGTCATCAAGTCGTTTTTAACCTCTTCAAGAGAGTCAATTGTTAATACTTCGATCCAATTCTTGTCATTTATCCAATTTGAATTCTCTACATTATTAGAATTATATATTTCAATTGTAAACCTGTCTTCGTTTTGATACGATAAGATAAATCCTTTTCTCCGGTTAATACTGCTTATCGACAACCTCGTATTAGATTTGTTTGAATTATACACGACAGAATCGTACATGTAAGAATCAAGCGGTATATAATTACTCGTTTCAGAATTGTACAGATATACCCTATATCTGTTTGTCAAATCTCTATAAGTAAAAACCAATCCGATTTTTTTATTGTAAGTATTCGGCAGAGCATTTCGAGCAGCATCGGGCGTGTTGTAATTATTGCCGGTTATTGCCGTGACATTGATAAAGGGAAATTTGGTCGATGGCAGCAATGGACACCAGAATAAATCATCGCTCCAATATTGATCATCCATAGATGTTCCCATATACATTTCAACAGTGAGTTCCCCAGTTGCTCCATTCCTATAACTTAAAATCTTTCCTGTACTTCTATTTTCTTTTGGAATTCCAAGTCTGGTTTTTGAAAAATCCGTATCAAATTGTGTTGAAATGGCACTTCCTTTATTCAACCCCGACATTTCTGTAGCCAGACTCTTACGCGTTTTGGGATTGACCACCGCATCAGTTATAGTAGCCGGGTAAATGGTTTGTCCACCCTTGGTCAGTTTATGCATTTTTACCATATTGTATTCTATTATTCGCCTAAGTTCCGCCGGAACTTGGACTGTTGTTATTTTATGTAATTATTTATCAACTATTAAAATCACTCAGCACATCATCATACTCCTGATCTGACAGAGATATGCTCTGCACCGCATTGTATGCGGCATAATCCGGATAGGGCATGTTCTCTGCTGTGCTCTCATCCGTCTTTCCGGTAGTCAGCACAATCCCTGTATCTTCAATAGATACAAGGTTGCAGATGCCATCCCTAAAGTCGGTATCAGAGATGAAGTATTCTCGCTTGACCTTCAATATACCGGGGGAGAAACCGGGGTTGTCAAAAGCGACAAGCAGACTGCCATCTTCCATACGGCTGCAACCCACATACTCTTGTCCGTCAAAGGAGGCTATAAACTTTCCCTTAAACGGATTGAAGTAAGTAAACCGGAAGGGAGTTGATATGTCTCCATTCAGGTTCTTCTCTATAATTTTAAAATCAGACTGGTAATTAATTTTCATAACTATAATATTGATGTTACATCATCTATCTCCTCGGCTGTCAGGATACCGGAAAGATCAACACTTCCATCGCCTCCTGTCGTGCCTGTATCACTCCAAACGCCTCTCGTCTTACATTGATACAGAGGACCCGGTATGGTATCCCCCACGACTGCCCAGTCTCCCACAACAGGAGATGGGACAGCAGCCTGCAATGCTTCTACTGTCGAAAACAATCCCTTGTTGCGTATAGCGTTCTGCTTGACTTTCTCCACTTCGGTAGAAGTCTTGCTAAAGTTGCTGTTTAGGCGATCTACCGCCTCACTCCAAGTACCTGTTTTATTAATACTATTAAGTTCCATATCACTTTCTTACCTTTAACACTCCATTTGTCACTATTCCTTCAAGTGTTTCATATTCCACATATACCTGCCCGGATCTGACGTTATCTTTAGACGGCCAATTACTGCATTCAATATTTGCCACATATTTAGACACATCCCCCCCGTCATATACCGGTTTCATCCCAACCAACAGAGTTTCGCCTTTAGAGCCATAAAAAGAAACGTTATTGGGAGTAAGAATAATATCCGTATTTTCCACATGATTCTGTATTCTGATACGTTCCGGATATACAGTCGTTTCTTGTATCAATTGGTCCCCTACATATTTCCGTAGAATCAAATCACCATACTCCCATCCGTCTGATGATGTGTCGAACCTTAATATCAAGGTGGCATGTCCTTCAGTCGTGTACATTTCAAGAGTATTTTTATCCGGATCAATGACAATGCGTTTCCCGTCAACAGATGTTTCTACTTTTCCGCGGAAAAATCCGCCCAAGGCTTCAACCACACCTCTGAACTTACCACCCAAAGCATAGATATATCCTCTTAAGAACACATCACCACCATGAGCGACAACGAAATTCGCCATGTTCTCCCATTCTTCATCGGTAGGTTGATAATTCGAATCATTTCGAAACCTCATCACGGTTCTAATAGCCTGTTCAAGTTTTCCTCCTGCCCAAAATGCTACATCATCATCGTCATTGTATATGCCGCTAACTCCGGCTGTGACCTTCTGCATCTTACCATCCTTGTAGTTGCCTAATTGGACCATATTAGCTAGTATCAAACCGCCAAGGATATCCACAGATCCATCCTTGATTGCGCTCGCGATATAATTAATTGCTTGAAATTCGGCCATAGACTTGTCATTATCAAGAATTGAAGGCTTCCAATCGGTAGCGATGGTTCCTCTTTCTAATTGAAGATCACAAACGGTTGCGGTACCACTGATGAGAAATATACCACTGCCATTGAAGGTAATCTTATGGGTATATCTCTGATAAGAGGATGTGAGAGGCTGAGAAACACTGAAAGAGCCGCACGAAACAGACACAGACGTACCCTTTGCTTTATAACTGATAACATAACTTTCTCCTTTAATCAATGATACAGATTGGGACAAACTACCGATTGCAGCAGAGTACCCAGAGCCGGCAGCACTATCTGCGGATACAGTAGCCACACCCGTCCAATACTTTAATTGCTTGCTATATAATTCGGTATCAGCCGATAACTCGGTAGCGGCAGATAGATCCTCTGTTTCATAATCTCCCGTAAACCCAGTATTACGTAATAGATTGACCGAACCAATATTTACCGCCTTATAAACCTCATCCGGCAAATCCGTCAGATTTGCCGAACCTGTAGAACCCGGCTGCAAGTTCATCCTTCCCGTCAACAGATTGTCTCCCGGTTTTATTCGGGTATATTCTTCCGGCAAAATAAAATTATTGATCCCCACATATTGTCTTATGTATGGAGACCCTGTGCCGGCACCTGCTAAAATCTGAGCATTTTGCCTATTAGGATCATCTGTACCTTGATATCCTAATTGTACAATATCATCCCCTACCAATGGAGCGTCACTCTCCAATGCACATACACTTTTTGACAGGTCTATATAATCAGTTCCTACAGATACAACCAAACGCCATAAATAATGATTCCCTAGTTTCCCATCTGCCTGCTTTTCCAAATTAAACGTTTCAACCAGTGCTTGATCTTTTTCTTTAAATTGATTATATATTATCCTTCCATCAGCATCCTTAGTACGCATGTAACATCGCCAAAAATCGTTGTATTCCTCAACTTTTATACAAGACATTCCGGCCGCAGTCTGCATCAACTTTCCACCGATATGGGTTGTCTTCTGTACTTCTATTTCTTCAGCTGTCAACTTCCTCCGAAAATGAGCATAGTCAAGTTCCAAATGCCATGCGCCTTGTTCATCCTGCCATAATCCTGCTCCGGTTGAACCTTGTGTAAAATTTCCTCCATACCACCCCTTTACAAATGTGATAAATTCTTTGGCCGTATCTGGTTTATCCTTCCGTAAAAAATGGTCGATAACAAACAGACCTGTCAACATATCATCATCCCTAATATCATCATACTCTGTTTTGGTTCCTACAATACGCTTTAAATCGTGCCCACTAATTTTTATCCCCTTCAAAAAATTAATCACCCCTTGCGCTTCATCGTCATTTAAAGCGGAAATAAACCAATTGAATACAGGTGTGTCCTCATCCAACGTATATGCGGAATTGGCATGATCGGCATTGGTGACATCACCGCCGCCACCGCCACCCTGTATAATAGTCACAGAGCGGGGAACATACTTCCCATCACGCTCCCTCGGTACTACCCTACTTATGATTCTTATATCTGACTTTATCGCCATTCTCTATCATTGATAATGTTACTGTATTCTGCTCGTAATCCCATACACCGCTTAACAGCATGAATTTCTTACTAACCATAGAATTGTCATACAAAACCGTGAAAGGATGAATGAGATCACTGTTTTTTAATACCTGAGTTAACTTGATTTTGGTTACCCGGTATCGGTTAATGATACGCCTGATCAACGCTTCTTCGGGGCGCACAAGCGTACCTTCTATTGCCGAATACAAGTTGTTTGTTAAAAAATTGCCATTTAAAAGAGCTTTGCTATATGTTGCCCCGTCTTCATTATAACTACTTATGCCAAATTCTATCTCGTCAAGTTCGGACATAAATTTTTCATTGACTACATTCTCGTATACACGATCCCCGTTCTCACCTTCATCCGTAACTCCGTCTTTTTTCTTATAATTCAGATTAGGATTCTTGTATATATATCCATAAAATTTTATACTCCCAGCTCCCGATTCAGGAGTAAATCCTATTTCACTTGTCCTTCTTATCTTTAATGATAAATCCCCTATAATCGGTGCATTATCCGGCAATTTAATAATATATCCAGACAGACCAGAATACGGCATATCAGGTGACTTGGTATTCTTAACAGTTAATGGAGAGCCTGCGCTTTCGTTTTCATATCTGATCTTAAATTCAGCCTCACTATCAACCCACGAACTTCCATTCCAATACTTATCTCCTATCCTTAGCACATAAGTAATATCAGCATACCCGGATTTCCCCGAAGGCTTACAGAACGCCAAATTTGCATCATCCCACGGAACTATAATACTACCGTCAATACTTAATGCTCCATTCATCCACGCAGCTCCCTTAGCACCTTTTATCGCAACCAAATCCTTACTCATTGCCTCCCCCGGCTTTTCCTGAAACTGCTGCCCTTTCACTCTATCTTGAACGGCCAATGTCCATGAATAGTCAGAAATGTCAGGGATAAAATCCGATCTTTCCCACTTTCCCCCATATTCACTAATTTTTAGCAATGCGCTTCCGAAAGAATTATTCATTGCATCTTTCGGATCCTGTTTTTCCCCTGTATCTTCATCGTAAGAATCCAATTCCCATTTTGCAGGAATTAAAAACCTTTTGCGGACTACCTTAACATCGTCCCCTGACAGTTTATCATAACTTACACTTTGGTAACCATTTTCTTTCAACGTTTCTAAATCTTCATTCTCCACCAATTCATCAAAAACATTGTTTATCGCCTTAACAGTAACCTTATTATACCCGGGAAGCACATCTATTGTATGATCACTACCACCGAAGCCGATATCCTGAAGCAATACAGTGTTTGGAGTAACCATCTCATAAGTAACAAGATCCTCGCCATACGAGAAGTATTCCCCTTCCCAATCTGCATCTACAAAATACAGGCTACCTTCGTAATCATATAAAGTCCAATTAAAAAAACGACAAAAATACTCTAGTACCTCGTCCAACATCATCCCTTCTGAGGTGAAGTTTTCCTCTGCGAGAGTTATCTCATCGAATATGTTTTTCTTTGTCGAATAATTCACTTCTGACGATCCATAGACATAAGGTATATATATCTTTTCATATCCCCCATTAGCTGATCTTATAATGTACCTTAAGAGGTTTATTGCCGTTATAAATCCATTCTCTGTCTGTTTCTCATATTGTATATTCTCAAGCGTGCCTATCGCACTGATACAATCAATACTAATATTATCTGGCGTAGGCTTATAAGGTTGCGTAAATTGCTCCGGAACAATATACCCCGTCCACATTAACTTGTCACCCTTGAACAGCTTAACCGGTGCATACTGGTTGTTAATGCTAAACAGGTCTAGAAGTAAATCACTACTAAGAAGAGTCAATGTTGCCGTAGAACTTCTTATCGGCTCATATACAAAGTTCTCATCGTTCCCTTCTACGACGAACGCGCTTCTTGCGCCCAGTAATTCCGTCACCTGTCCCACATAGCCATCAATATATACCTTTACATCATAGGCTGTGTTTTTGTAATTTTTAAAATGTATGTTATATCTCTGCCCCATATCACCACTTTATATTGTTAGCCTTCATGTAATTCCTTATTGTTATATACATAGCCTTACCGCTTACCCGTGCCTCACCGTCTACCGTTATGTGATTGGATCCACCACCATTATTAATCATATTGAACAGCTTACCTTGCTGGGACTGGTTCAATATCATCTCGCCACTGTTAACCCGTGCTATCATGTGATCACCGAAAAATGATGATCCTCCCACTATACCACCTGTTGCATATTTGGGAATATTGGCTAAAGCAGCCAAAACTGAAGCTATGGCGGCTACAGCCAAAGCCGCACCAACAAACGGAATGGAAGCCACAGACGAAGCGGCTCCGGTTACGGCTGCTTCCGTATTAGCCACAGATTCTTCCTTTTTCTTTGCATTAAGAGCATCAATAGCCGGAATCGCGGCAGCCACAGAGTTCATTAAGTTCCCGAAATAAGACAGGATAGAACCGGCGGCACCATCAGCCATTGAAGACATACTACCAAAGGCACTACCTATGGCACTTAACGAATCGGCGAAATCGTTATTTTCTTTAATCTTTTTGGACAAATCCGGTAATTTAGCCTCATCTATAGCTTCATCCAAATCAATCTCTATATTTTTTATCTTTATTTTATCTCCACTCTCAATAGCCTGTCTTAGCTTGTTATGAAGCCCTTTTACCTCTTCATTAGCCCATCCTTCGGCATTAAATGCAGCTAATTGTAAATCCGTAGGTCCTTTCTTTTTCCCAGTACCCACAGTAGCCCCCTTATTTAATTCCTTCTGGATATCACCAACACCTTTTAATTTCTGTCGTTCTTTTTCAATATAATCTAATATTTCATCACGTATTTGCTTTTCGTTCCGAGCCAACATATACACTTCCTTTGATTGCTCGTAAGCTCGTTTGTCCCACTGCCCACCTCTCTCATTGTATATTGCCATAGCCTCTTCATAGGCTTCTTTTTTTTCTTCTAATGAATCAGCTCTCTTATACAGATCTCTTGTTAAATTCTCTTCCCAGTTCAAGGCATCTTCCCGGCTCATTCCTCCTTTTACCAGTTCGTTTATATCATTTATAGCGTTTTGAACTTTTTCTGATCTAAACGATTTCTGACCTTCGCTCTTATAACTAGACTCGTCCAAAGCTTGTAATGACGAAAATGCCGTTCGTGCTCCATCTACAATATCAGCTAAAAAACCAACTACGCTTTGTAACATACCCGAAGAATTGTTTAGCGTTAATATGAAACCTTCCCAAGCAGATTGCAATGCCGCTATAGATCCTGCTAAGTTGTCATTATTGATTTTTTGTTGTTCTAATGCAGTATTTGTTCCTGTTATTCCATCGGTTAACTCTATAAATTTATCTTTTTCAGAAACGAGTGCCAAAGCAGCCGTTACGCTCTCTTTACCAAACATTTTCGTCATTTCTGTAGCGTTCATGTGCTTTGCTGCAAGGTTTTCCACAGCTTGTGACAACCCGACTACGGAAGGACGTAAATTCTTGTCCGCACTACTTTCCAAAGTGAGAAATATATTACGCAGATTAGTTCCCGCACTGCCGGCATCCGTTATCTTAGGAGCAATAGCCTCTATCGCGGCTACCAATTCATTGAATTGTACACCTACAGAAGATGCAGCACCACCGGCATTCTCTATAGCCTTGTTCAGATATGGGATATCAGCAGATCCTTGTTGAGAGGCTGCCGCTAAAATATTGATATATTCAGCAGCTTGGCTAGAAGAAGCGCCCATCTGATTTAGAGCTCCTGTTAACGCTTTAGCGGCCTCAGGAACATCTATTTCTGCGGCTTCTGCTAATATAATAGCGCTTTCCGTTACAGAAGATAAAGCCTCTTTATTTTTTAGCAACTCTGGCATTTGAGATCCTATCAGCTTAAAGGCATCTACCACCTGAGATGCAGTCTGCGTGGTGGTACTACCCAAACGGATAGCCTCATCTTTAAAAAACGAAAGCTCCTGCGTTGTCACACCTGTTAAGGATTTCAAAGAAGATAACGACTTTTCAAACTCCATAGAAGTCCTTACCACATCCCCAATGGCTACCGATATACCAGCGAAAGCAGCAAAACCACTTAGAGCAGGTCCTATCTTGCCGGCCATACTTGTTATGCTTTTTTCAAAATTCCCTATCTCACCTTTCGCCCTTCTGATGTTCTTATCAAAATCAGCGGTGTTAAACAACAATCTTACAATCGCATTACTTGCCATATTCCATATTTTTTGCTCGTTCTCTCAATTTTTTCAGCTCATTCTCATCTATCTCTATCGGTTCCCGTTCCTCATCCCATGGAAATGGGAACAGCAATTCAGGTGTGAGACTTTCCGTAGAATTCACTTGTGCGATAGTATACATCATCATCCTTGTGCGCTCCCATGCCTCCTGCTCCTTCCGGTTCATCCCCCTTATAAATGCAGCACACTCGTTAAAAGTCATACTGTCAAAGAAGTAATCAGGTGATATCCCTCCACGACCGACAACTTCTTCATACAACCTTATCACACTTACTTCTTCGTTCTCTTTCCCATCGCTTTTTTTTTATCATCTTTCCCGACAATCATACCGATTCTCTTGTTCTCTTCCTCTAAAACAGCCAAAAACGTTTCGAAAATGGACGGATCTAAATCACATGCGTCTATCACATCATCAAACGTTAACGGAAAATCCTTGTTATTCGCCATCAGCATAGCACATAACAGGATATAACTGTTAACCATCCTGTCACCGGAATAAGACTTTCCGGTAATTTCCTCATATATAAATAAGGCGCGCAGAGTATACCTTAATGTATACTCCACGCCATTAATTTTTACTGTCCTCATACCATCAACCATTACCTGTTGCCTTTTCAAGTTTTCCTTGTCCCTTAAACTGCGCAGTCATTGTAGAATTGCTGCCTTTCGCGTCTGTGCGGTCAAGAGATGTTATAAGAGCCTTCCCCTTATAGTATATCTGCTGGGCCTTGGTTGCCGGGGATGTCCACCCATCTTCCGGAATACCATCATTGGTCAGATTAGCAGGAACACCCAATATAATATCAACAGGCTCACCGGCAATAAATGTGTCATAAAGAGAATCAAAGCTCTCTATGTCCTTATCAGCACTTACCAATGCCTCCGTAGACGCTTCCCACCCCATCTTCGTAACTATTGACTCATCCCACATACCATCGTCCTTACTGGCAGCATCTCCAGTTTCCGCAGTAAGCGTTAACTTATGGCTGGTCGCCAAGGCCGTAGCCTTGCCGCCAATAAAGATCATAAAATCCTTCCCGTTCAAAGGTTTTGCTTTTGACATAATCTATATAATTTAAAAGTTAAACAATTCCTTAAAAAACAGATTCTATTCTCACGAACCGAATCCGTAAAACAATTGATTTTTACTATGAATTTATTCTTAAGTGCTATATTCAATAAGTTATCTACATAGGCAATACATCAGAGTGTCTCTGATAATACACCTTCGTTAGTGCCTGTTTCAATTCCTGATAATTTTTAATAAATCCCAGCTCAATCCATTGGGCTATCTGTTGTTCCAGTTCATACATCTCACGTATCTTAGCCTCATCGCCAATCTTATTACGCATTTCTGATTCATGTTTGCCATACACAATGATATTGAGTGATTTTGCCAAATCACTAACTTTTTGCTTAAATACCTCCTTTGGAAGGATAGAACAAACAGCCGTACACATTCTGGGATATGCATCACCGGCAAGATTGCGGAACTTTATCATTTCGTCATAAACGAATTTTAGAACATCATATTTAAATGATGGATTTATCCACATTGCAAAATCAATAAAAAGCAGTGGATGCATCCATGTACCCGCATTATCACCCTTATTTGCTCTTGATTTATGATAGGGGTAATTACCCGTATCATAATTTTCCCTTTTCATTATAGTGTAAATAAACTCTTTAGTAGAAGACAAATCGAAGTAGTCATTAACTTCTTTCCTCATACCTTTTAATTGGTTCCACTGTTTTAATAATTCTGTTGCATTGAAAAACGCATCTTTTGTCCGTTGAACTACTTTAAACTCACCCATCGGACGTATCATAATCTGATTTGTTTTCATAGATCAATTGTTTTAAAATTAAACGAAAGAGTTATAGTGAAGGCATCTATATCCATCAAGTAATCTTCAACACCTGATACCAAAGCACTATCTATGACCTCAAACTGATCATACCGGGCTGTCTTCCCTTCAATAGAGTAACGCACCTCATTAGCCGTATTCACAGCAACTTCATACGTCTTTGACACAACTACCAAAGTAGTGGATACATTATCCGCACAAGATCCATCCTTGGTCTCGTCCGGACCATCCAAAGAACTCGTAAAATTGATGAACGGATACTCCGGCACCCCCACGGGGATAACAACCGGATATATCCTGTTCCCCACCGCTTCCGTAACAGCCTTATTAGACTGTAGAGAGCTAATAATATGCTTGCTTATAAATAAACTCATCTTCCTTCACTTACTTCCTGTATTATTCTTGCAATCCGTTCCGACAATACAAGGCTGGCTCTAGCCATGCCGGATTCCGCTGCCGGCTGGAAAAAATTACTTGCAGACAAAGAGCCGCGATATGCCGATTTTTTCATTCCCTGACGTCTTACTTTCGTGTATCTGTCTTCTGTCCCTGAATTTATAAACCGAAGGATAAAAGCCCTGTCCGCACCTCTATAGCCTCTAGACCTCTTCGTTTCCGGGCTTACATATCTACGTCTTCTTATGCCCGACACACCGCCGTTCGGTTTTTTATATAATGCCAGTCTTTTTGCATCTCCCCTATCAAGTATGTTAAGCATACCGCCGTTCCCGTCACGGTAAACAACCATCTTTACAGCCATGTACGCTCTTCCGGGATCTTTACCCATTGCGGCTTTTGCTGCATTACGCACATACTTCCGCTCCGGTGTTAATGCCCTTCGTACCTCTTTTTTTATCTCGTTTTTTTTGATTTCCTTAGCTTTACGCATCCTTTCAAGCATGGCAATAACTTCGTCTCCCTCATAGACAAATGACACCCCTTTTATCTGCTTCCCCCGATTGTTCTCAAGGATTTTTTTCATTATTCCCATAACTTCGTATTTTTATCCCGGAGCCGTAGCCCCGGGTAAATAAATCAAACCTCTTCGGCAGGTAACTCTCCCAGCGTAAACGCCTCAGGACGCAATGTGGTAAACGCCCAATCCCCATTAAGGGTCAAGCGAACAACATCTGATGTGTCTTCCGAATAAGGATTGATTATAAAACGCTGTTCACCGAATTGCCCGATAGGCTCATATCCCCATGAGCCAAAACCAATATAGGTCTTATCATCTGTATTAATATAATTCGTACAGAAAACCGGAACACCAGCAATGGTATTATTTTCGATAATATATCTTCCCGTGTTACCCGGATTTGTCGGTCCTTCATATCCTCGATCGGTAGTTTCCAATACCGCCTTTGTGTATTCATCCATCACATAAGCCATGTAACTTCCCTCAATACCTTTCATCAATGGCAATGCTCGCATCAATACCAATTCCTTAAATGTCGGTGTCGAGTTGGCGAACTTGATAAAACGGGCCTTTTTCTTTTCAGCCATAGTTTTTAACTCAGCGATAGTCTTTGGGGTGCCCGGACTTCCTCCCGGGAACGCGATTTCAGAAAAAGGTCCTACTAACTTATGCGTCTGTTTCCCGGTTGTAAACATCAGCTTATTCAGCGTCCGCGTTACAGCCATCAGTATCTGCTGCTTAACAACATCGTATGCCACCCCCTCGGTCTGGTTGATTGTCTGACTTGTAATCTTGATGGTAACACCCACTCTCTGAGGATTGGGTACAATCTTACCGATCTCGATTTTTTTGTCGGTCAAAGCTACAGCCTCCCCGGCTACCTCTGCTTCAACTGCCGAAACTGTCGGCCAACAATAATCACCCGCCAAACCTGTGCGTAACGGTAATCCAAGCTTAGAAATGATAAGACCTTCTTCCAATGCAGGGATAATGTCATTAATAGTAAGAGGGATCATCGGCTGCGCTCCCGTACTGATCATTCCTGTAAACTCACGCTTAAGCGGATGGGAACTTCTAGAATTGATATGCTCGCGCATAAACGCATCAAACGCAAGCTCACGGGCGGTGACTTCCACATATCCGCTCTTGTCAGCACACGCTATGCGGACATCCAGAGCATTCATCTCGCGTTTCAGACACTCGATCTCGTCATTCTCAGTATCGGTAAACGCACGTTTGTTTTCCGATTCAGCCAAATCTACAATCTCGTTAAGACGTACCTTGATTTCCTCTCGTCTGGTAATGTACTGTTGTACATTCACTTTCTTTCCTTTATTCATAAACAAAATGATTAAAAAATTTTCTTATTCGCTATCTTTCTCAATTCCGCATACGCGGTTTCATTTTTCTCAATTGTTTCCCGTTTCTTCTGATCCGGGTGCAACACAATACCGGAAGCCTCCACTTCCCTAGCTGTGACGCTGGTCTGCACATATGCCGGATCAGAAGCTATAGTCATTTCAAAAACCTCGTCAATACGGGTAACGTGTCGTAACAGCACACCATCATCATCCTTGGTATACCTGACCGAAGAACTCTCATCGCTCCAGAATGTGAAGGAAGAACCGGCTAAATCCCCTCTCTTTACCAACTCTAATGCGGTAGTTCCATCCTGAGTCGCTGGAACTGTAAATCTATATCTTACACCCGTTTCATCCACAGAAAGCGAAAGCGATCCTTCACCCCTGTTCCAACGAGCCAGCAACCTCTCGCGGTTATGCCACAATGTCATCTTTATATCCATCCGCTTCAACTCGTCTTCCGTAATGGCTCCCGGCTCTATGATCTCACGGTAGTTATCCCAATAGTCCACAAGCATACGACTCTCAACGCCAAACACAATCGCATAACCCTCGATTACCCGGCTATCACTCCCGTCCTCCGCCTCGCGGATCTTTGGCTGGAACTGGTCACCGGTCATGTATCTTACCTCTCTCTTTTTGGAATTATCCATATTTTTTTTCTATTTATTTACAACTTTCAAACGCCCCTTTAGGAAACGCCCTTTTTATATCCTATAAATACCTGTTTTTGGCTTACCCGAAACCGCTTCCCTCATCCAATATGGAAGCCGTGATAGTAATACTCCCATCTCTCTTGGATCGGTTACACGAATCTATTCTGTAGGTTTTCCCATCCCATACCAGCCGACAACGATCAGTAACCACGGACATATAGCGCATCGTTACAACTACCGAACTGTTCATCCACGCTTCACCGGCAGTCAGAGCACGAGCGCCCCTTTGAAACTGCACATTAGCCCATACGGTAATTGCTTTCCGATATTGGATTACCTGTTCATTCATGCTACCACGGCTTATTTCCGGGGTCATAATATCCACTCTTTCCGTTAATGCCCCTGCTGATATCATGATTCACTTCTGTTTGATAATTTCACATAAGGCTTTACAAGCATTGATATAGTAAAAGGAACCATATTCTGGGTTACGGATGAAACCGGCTCCCTGTTCCGGAACAAATGGGCTACAAGTAGCAACATAGCCGATTCCAAGGCTTCGGGAAATCCTTTTCCATGAGCGTCCTCCCATGCCTCCAACTCTTCGAATGTGCGGTTTGTCATATCTATAATCACACTCTCACACGCCATGCCCCATGTATGCAACAACTCCAACTCTTCATCCTGCACATCCCTTATCTGCGCTTTCATTTTTTCAAGCGTCAGCACACGCAATTCCCTATTCATCGTCTTCTCCTTCCTTGTTATCATTTATTTTTGTAGAGCTTGTAACTGTTTCCCCAGACATTTTGGGGCTTCCCAATACTGCAAGGTTTGTGCTTATGTACACATCATCCCCCTTGTCCACCGGCGGACGATCGTCATCCCTACGTATGTCATTAACGGTTGCTTGGCCCGTTTCCAGACGTGTCTTTTGCCATCTGCTCTTGCTGTTAACGTCAAGGGCGTACAATGCGGACAAGTCGAATGTGTACTTGTAATCCATATAGGTATTCTCATCAAGTAATTTGGCGGCAAATTCACGCTCTATCTCGGTAATTATGGGCTGCAAAGCCTCAACATAAAAGGCTACATTGGACATCTCTACACTCTTGTAGTTGGCGTTGGAATCGTCCATAAGTTTACTCGGTGGTATATTGAAGAACCGGGCAATCTCACGGATATTAAACTTTCTACTTTCCAAAAACTGCATGTCAGCCGATGACATGCTTATAGGGGTAAGCTTTCCGTCACCGTATACAGCCAGTATGTCCCCTCCACGGTTCAACGTGTCCTGAATATCCATTCCCATATTCTTCAATTGCTCGTCCTGATACTTTCCGTAGCCTTGGACAGTTGTGTTGTCTTGAAGAATAGCCTTGAAACGTCCGCCTGTGGCAAATCGTTTCAACGTTTCACCATCCGATGTGGCAGTAATACTAAGACACTGCTTGGCGTATGCTATGGTAGACATTCCCCAATATCCTCCGTCAAGACACATGTTCTTAAAATGGAGTATATCTTTCGGACCTACAGTCACACTTATCCCGTTGGTTATATCATCAATCTTATATTGATTAGCATATACATCGTAAGTTACCGAGCCGGGGGAACACAATATGAAAGATACGATCTCGTGGAACGAATTACGTACAGGGTAGATAAAGGCATTCCCTTGCAAAAGCAACTGGGCTACCGTATACTTCATCATAGTATATGAATTCATCCGATCATTGGGACGTGCCCCGAGCAGATAGTTTATCCTCTTCCCATCCTTCGTGTCGCTCAGCTTGAAATAGTTTTTCGCCCTGTCCTTACGCTTGTATTGGATAGTTAACGTAGCGGCAGAACTTGAAAGTAGATTCACAGCACGATATACTGCGGCTATATTCAATGCAGCCCATGGGGAATTCACATAAGCTATGTTCTCCCGATAATCTCCACCTGTAGATTTCGCTTTCCCATAATCTTCGTGCGCTTCCTCATCCGTCTTCTCCGAACCACTGTCTATGAATGACGGCAATGGTGCCGATTCTCTTTTGAAAAATCTGAAAAAATTGTCCATATATCAAGTTATAACTTCTATATATCGGACAATATGCTGTTTATGGTTACCTCTGTTCCGTATTACTGTAAAGCCAAAATGTCATCAAGGAGGCTATCGCACCGTCAATCTTAAGATTTTCCTTCCTTTTCAACGGTTTCTTATTACACATCTTATCTTCATCTATATAGCAGTTTCCAAAGTTCCAGAATAGGATAGGATTATAAGCAATAACAAGATGAGCCGGACGGCTCTTTGCCGCCAGCTCCAGCGATTCTACCGGTGATGTGAACGCCCCGTAGGTCTGGGGAACAGCACGTAGTATCTTGTCCGGGTTCTTCCCGTGTCCCAAAAGTCCCGCTGCAAGCGCGTTGCGTATCTCGCTTGCCTTGTAAGCATCATAGCCTATCCGGCATATAAACAAATTACGGTCACGCCTTAATATGTCGTTTATAATCATGTCCATATCTATGACAGCACCGGGGCATACTTTCAACCAGCCGCCATCTACCCACATCCTATAAAGCTCACGGTTCGGGTGGGTTTCTATTGTTTCTTCCGGTATATAGCTATCCATAAACAGATAGAATTTTTTATCTTCCTTATTATAAATATTGTAAACCACGGCGGAAAGGTCATCAGAAACAGACAAGTCAAAAGCCACCATAGCAGACGGTCTTCCCTTCACCTGTTCCAAATTGATGTTCATGGACAAGGAATGGGCGAAATTCTGTGTTATCCACGGTTTTACGGAGCCTGCAACAAAGACATTAAGTAACTTGGTTTTAAATTCTATCATAGCCTCAACGTTGCGTATCGCCTTGTTCCACATCTGGCGGTAATAACCCTCCTGTACCGTTATGCCAATATGCGGATTACATTTCTTCCACAGCTCCGGAGTACTCATGTGCTCATCGTCAAGCTCCCATTCATCCGGCATAAACAATGACGCGAATTGCGTATCATCGTCATATTCTCCTAAAAGGACTTTCTTCGCATTTTCCAGCTCTATAGCGAAAGGTCCGTCAGGTATGCGGCTTGCAGTAGTTATAATCACTGTCAGAGGCTCCCTTCTCATACCCATAGAAGACACCATAACTTGCATAAGTTCCGCACCCTCCGAGTGATCCTTCACATATCTCGCCTGCGCATATTCGTCAAAGATAAAAAGAGATGCGTTAAGACCGTCCTTTGCATCACCGCCCCCCGACAGACATTCCACAAAGGATTCTTTCCCGTATGTGTTGGTAGGCCTCCATCCCAGCCATTCACGATTTGTCTTAAAACTGCGCCTATCCGGATCCAATTGATTAATAATACCCTTTATCTCATTAAAACATATCTTAGCCTGCCGCCCTGAATTCGCGCCCGTGTATGCCTGCGCGTTCGCATCCCCAAAAAGCAGGTCATTAACAGCAAGAGAAGCCGTAGAGGTGGTCTTTGAAAACTTTCTCGGAACGAACAGAATAGCCTCCCTTACCAGCCGCCTCAACTCCATCACACGCCCGTTGACGACCTTTGTTCCCTTCTTTCTTTCCGTCATATCTTCCACGCTGCCTATATCTTCCCATCTGTAAAACCCCAGTATAGAGGCAAACTGGAAATACTGCACGGGGGTTAGCTTATAACTGCGGCGTCCGTTTATCCCCGAAAATTTAAGGCTCTCATATAAGGCTACAAACACTTTCACTCTTTTTTTCTGAAACGTGTAAGTGTCCATCAGACGGAGGAATTTCAGCACAGAAAGGACCTCGTACAGGTTATGCCCATCCGGGCAGGACTGCACGCCATATATATAAGAGAAGAGCCGACCGTCTATTTTCCTTAGATTATACCTATCCAAATCAACAGATGCCAGCCTATCCGTATATCCTTTTTTCAGTGCTTTTTTCTCCTCCCATTCATTCATCATTCGTCCTCTCCGTCATTCACATTATTGATATTCTCCATTAGTTTATCCAGCGGACTGGGGCCACGACTTCCGCCATCATCAGGCTTGGTCATTTCCATATTCATTTTCAACCCTTTCAATAGTTTCATCAAAGGCGAAGCCTGTTCGAACGGAACTCTTGCCAAAGGGTCAATCCGCTTTCTTACATGTCCTTCCCGGCTCTTCTCTTCATACACGATATTATATCCATCATCCAAAACCTCCTCCGTGATTTTTTTAAACAACAGATACAGACGGGAAAATATATCAATCTGACAGTTCAACTCCTTGGAATACTTATTGACATCTTTCAATGTTTTTATAATCGTATCCCTCTGATTTTTTATTTTTTTGCTGACCGCCCGTTGTTCCTCGCTTTTTTTCTTCATTGTGTTAAATATTTTAATATTACCTATTTTTACAATATTGTTGTTATTCCGAGTAATCCCAAAGTGTCACCCCCAAATCCAAATTTTCAAAACTAAAATTTGTGATGCCTAGTGGGAGTGGGTTTGAGTAATCCGGGTGGTCTTAAAAAAATCCCCCCCCCGTATTATAAGATAAACCTTTCCTTAAACCGGGATAATGAACGGTTCGCATTCTCTTTCACCTTAACTCTGCTATGTGACTTCATCCCTGCATGAATCAAAGAATGGCAGTCATGGCATAATGACTGTAGGTTGTCCACATCAAACATGAGAGCTCTCATTTCAGTGACTGTCTTGGCTGACTCACACGGTATAACATGGTGAACCTCTGTCGCTGCCATTATCACTCCATTTTGCTTGCAAGCTTCACATAACGGTGACTGTTCAAGTTTTCTTCTTCTTGTTTTTCTCCATGCCATGGAACTGATCATCTTCCTGTAATTATAATCCCTGCTCATTTTCTACTTTTTTGTTTCTTGTTATAACCGGGACCATTCCGTATTTGTTCTGCCCCATAAAACCACTAACCTCCGTAGATACATCATTATGTATACCATCCGATGATACAGGAGACATATCAAGTAACTCCTTGATGATATTATCATAACCGTTGACTCCTATATTACGTCCGATTACAAGTAATCGTTGTGCTAAATTCGGATATAAATACCGAAATACTTCCTCTAATACCTGCTCTTTTTTAGAGGAATGGTGCATTCCTTCCCCATTTTCCGTTATACAGCTTGATACATATCTCCTTCTGTTGGTAACTCTATATATGAATACTGATGCCACTCTTTTAATATCATCATATGCCGACGGTTTAACAGTATTTACCCTGTCCTTCACAGCTCTAAGCCGCTGGAATATATCCATAAGTTCAGTTTCATTAGTATTAACTCCATTATATTCTGTTTCGCAATCGGCCTTTTCGATAAATGCTGACAGCAAATATTGCATCACCTCATATCTGCTGTTAAACTTATATTCCTTCACAATTTTATCCAATTTATCAGCAGCCTCCACACTTATCTTTGCCTGCACCATCACATGTTTCAATCTAGACTTATCCCTCATAATTTATTCCTTTCTGTTCTTTTGTTATTACATATTGCAATCTCCACACATATCCACAAGGGAATCAAATTCTTCGCGTGAGTATTCAAATCCATTGATTACGATTACCTCGCTACCATTTTGGTCAAAATAAACTCCATCATTCATTTCTGTTCCGATTTACACTAATTCAATTATAGCCTTCTTTAAATTAACAAATAAAGGTATTGCTGACATGCCTCCATTGTAATCCAACTGTCTTAAAAAGGGGACAACCTCTCCGTTATCATCAATCTCATAATCTGCAATATAGGCTAACTTCTTCGCTTCGGGATCCAATATCCTTTCATTGTTCCAAAAAGTATATCTTTCATGAGCCGGGACCGTTATACAGACCTTACTTCCAATAGGATATTTTTGGTTGGATTCAATGTAATCCTTTTCCAACTGAATTTTCTGATTCTTCAATTCCCTTATTTTTGAATCAATATCATTTTTCTTTGTCTGAAATTCTTCTTTGTTCATTTTTTCTTGTTATTCGTTAATTGGCAGTTTCATAAAACACATCCACATGGTCTTTCCATGTCTTCCAGTAGTATGGCCGAAGAGTGGTTGCCGATTGATGGCACTCAATACTTCCCTAACTGTTATCTGCTCCTCATTCCATTTGAAAATCAGAACTCCGTAGTCATCCAGAACACGAAAGCATTCATCAATTCCCTTTTTTATCACCCTTGGCCAATCTTCAGGAAGTTTACCATACTTCTTGGCTAACCAACTATTTTTGCCAACCTTTAGCAAATGGGGTGGATCAAACACTACCAGTTTAAAGGATTTATCCAAAAACGGCATATCGGTAAAGTCCGATACGATGTCTGGGTGGACTTTCAGATTTCGGCCATCACAAAGAATGTGTTCTTCGTCCCTAATGTCAGCAAACAAAGCCAAAGGGTTTTCTTTATCAAACCAAAACATCCTACTGCCGCAACAGGCATCTAATATGATTTTTGTTTCACCGTTCATTTCTATACTGGTTATGATTCTGATAAATATTTTATTAAACTCTTTTTGTCTCTAAAAAGCCTTTTATCCCATTGTGGATAATTATTTCTTGATACACTTACACCGTCAGATAGTTTGTAAACCATCAAAAAGCTATGATCCTCATAGGATATTTCAATAGTTATTTTGCCAACGGTGGTATGATATATTTTGTCACCACTTAGGTAACATACACTATCACCTACATTAAACTCTGTGTCTATATTCATATCATATCAGTTTTGAATTATTTTTTTATAACTACCGCCATTGTACTAATGGATGTGCCACTCTCTTTAAACTCCCCTGCGCTGATTTCAAACACTTCTCCATGTACTTCTTTCAGCCAGTTGCGGAAATCATATCTTCTGTCTGTCACTATTCATGGTTATTTATTTCTTTTTTTTTTGATTTAATCTTGATTGGATTGTTTTTGGTACCAGTACCCAACCATTTTAATTGGATGCCATGTATCCGGAGCCAATATTTAAATTCGGACGTGGTTGTCTGTTTCATATCTAAATTGTTTTGAACCATTTTCTGATGTCAGGTAAATGGTAATTATTATCAATTAAATTCTAATTGTATTATCATCAAGCTATTAATCAACCTCTATAATCTGATATCTCCCTTTTTGGATGTAAATCTTATGGTTGTAATAATCCTTGATTACTGCATATCCAGACTGGGGCCTAATATTACCTGTTAAATCCTCAACATAAGAATTTTCGTAGGCTTCCACTGTTGCGCTGTCGTAGGCTTTCACTGTTGCGCTGTCGTAGGCTTCCACTGTTGCGCTGTCGTAGGCTTCCACTGTTGCGCTGTCGTAGGCTTTCACTGTTGCGCTGTCGTAGGCTTCCACTGTTGCGCTGTCGTAGGCTTCCACTGTTGCGCTGTCGTAGGCTTTCACTGTTGCGCTGTCGTAGGCTTCCACTGTTGCGCTGTCGTAGGCTTCCACTGTTGCGCTGTCGTAGGCTTTCACTGTTGCGCTGTCGTAGGCTCTCACTGTTGCGCTGCCGCAGGCAAAAGATGTCGTTGTTACCTCATGGTATTTTTGTGTATAGATACCAGCTTCCGCAAGATCTTCTTCAGCAAAATTGTCTTCTAAATATTTTGCATCTACTATTCTTGCTGTTCGTAATACCCAAGACCAGTTATCAGTAATAGCCTTAAGTATATCAGCTTTGCTTTGACTCCTTAATCCCATCGCATAACCTATTTGACAGGCTCCTGCTTTCTTGGCGCGCAGTAATAGTTCTTCCTTTATTTCTTCAAATGTTTTCTGTTTCATGATATTGTTTATTTTTCGTTATTTTGATATTTCGATAATTCCATGCCTCGCGCATTCTTCGAGTAAATTCATATCCTCCTTTTTTATAAGAGCACCTGTCTTACGATTCACGCTCACATAAGGCTCAAACCCAAATCTCTTAGCCATCTTCTCTATCGTGGTACGACTCCATGTTTTCCATCTGATCACCACGGCTACTTTTGTATCTTCCATGCCTGTACACTGTTAAACCATTTTTTCTTCCCATCCTTGTCCGTGTATTCTTTGGCCGAAACATTGAAGTATACTGTAACATCATCGCCAACACGAAGCGGTTCTTTTATCGGACCATCATTGCTAAACATGGTAAATGCCATTGATTTTCCAAATTGCGTCTGTTCGGTTATAAGATATTCTCTTATCTCGTAATCCGTTCCCTGACGGGTGGTTCCTCTTCTTACACCCAAATCTGCGGTGATTCTTCCTTTGATTTCGCACATCATAATATTTTCTCCTTTTTCTTTACTGCTTTCCTTAAGTCGTCCCGACTACCCTTCGGACAGTATAAGACAAGTTGCCGAAAACTGTTAATTTTAAATCTTTTTATTGTTAACTTATTGATTATCAATTATTTATCAACGCACCATAAGGTGCTTTTTCTTTTACTGTAATTAATTGATAATCAGTTAGTTATATTTTTTAATAATTGGCGTAATTGAGGATGCTTGAAAACAGTTTAGTAATTTTTCCTTAAACTCCTGTTCCAACTCACCCGTTATTTCCGTGTATTTTTTCCGCTCCTCATTCCATGAGTTGGCGAACGTCCGGATAGTCTCCCACTGTTTTTTCGTGAGCTTACCCTCCATATACATGGCTCTGTACCGTTCCTTGTATCTCGTGACACCAATCCTTTGAATCTCGCGGGCTTTCTCCAATTGGGATAGCTTGACACCTTTAGCAGGTATAATCTCCCGTTCAAACCGTATCTCTGACCAGTCCTTGTAAAAGATCCTAGCCATCTTGTTTAGAGACACATTATCTATCAATTGAGGTAGCGGTACTGACTGATGCTTGTACACCGTTTCAATACGAAGGATATTGCTGCCTACCGTCCTTTTCTTCTCCTTTGCCTCGTAAGTCTTATCATAGATCTTTAGTATTTTGCGATAATATTTACTCTTCTCGGTTGTTTTCTGGCGGTACTCCTGATAGTTGGCATCATTCCACAAGGTACGTTCCGCTATGCTGTCCACAAGTCTTATATACTCATCAGCCGGACAGAGCATCTTCATTGTAACCCCTATCTCATAATAGGTCACTACTGCATTCTCCGCTTTCACGCACAATCTGAGCAACAGTTCCTCTATTGTCCTGACCGCCATCCGGAAGGTCATCGGGCGGCTGTTATCCAGCTTGCCCGATTTCCCCTTATGGTATAGTTTACAGACCGAGCAACTGCACTTCAAAGTGTCACCCCTTATTTCGATAGTGCAGCCATCAAAGTTGGAGTATGCGGACGACTTGTAGTAGATCTCATCATCCTCCGAACATTCCTTAAGGTAGTTCTTTAGGACTATAGTCTCTATGTCGTTCACATCTATCCTTGCCTTTATGGTTATTCGGTCAAACATTGTATCGTCAAATTTCGTTCTTTCAAAATCCGGTTCACCTCTCTCTTGTAATGGGCAATCAATGCCTCGTACTCGAATGCAGTGTATTTCCTTGTCTCGTATTTCATTGATTCAAGTATTAGCACCTGATTCTCTCCGTACTTCCTCACCAATCCTCTTCTATAGCCCTGCATATTGCCTTCATCAAAACGGTTGCAGTTACGGCATTGAGCGTTACAATTTACCTCACTGTAACGGGTTGCCATGTGCTGGCGGTTGATGTAATGGCCACAGTCTGCCTGTGTTATGGGCTTTATAAAACCGCACGAGATACAACGGAACACCGTAGTGTTAGGTATCATATCCCTTAATCTGACATACTGGGAAAACACAGCGTCCAGTTTCTTCTTTAAATTTGCCGTGCTGCTAGTTTTTGCCGGTTTCTTCTTTTTGGATAACATTGGGCTTATATTTTATAATCTTACTCAACTGTTCCGGATTGCGGAATCTTATTGCGCATCCGTGCCATTCCTGGGTACTGGACTTATACGGGTATTCTTGGTATTGTGCCGCAAACTCCTTAGAAATCAATAGTGCTACATAAGCTTTCCATTCTTTCCCCTTGTCCCAAAAAATGGTCAAATCCCCCAGCTCGGGAACCGTTTCCATTTCACCGGTAATATCCAACAAGAAATCTTTGTGAATTCTCTTATATACCAATGTGATAAATTCATCAGATTCCATTTTTTGGTATATTTCGTATTTCGATAAATCCGGAAATCCATTCTTTTTCATGTTCGTTTTTTTTAATAGTTCCCGGATAGGCGGTCAAACCACACCGGGAGAATAATTGATATAGAATATAACATACAAGAGGACTTGCACCTCACGCTACCCTTTAATAGCGGCTTTGGTTAAGTAATTGATTAATAAAAACTTCCGTTTGAAGTTGTGGGAGCTACGGGAATTGAACCCGTGACCTATGGCTTTGCCGGTCTGTATCATGGAAACATACACAAACAAAACAAAAACAGATTAATTACCCCTGACCGTTAACTGCCATCGCTCTGCCACTGAGCTAAGCCCCCATGTGCCGGATCACCTTCACAGGCTACACCGGCTAAAACCTAAACTAAAACCTATGTTTGACTTTGGTATGCTTCCGAAAACTCTTTCGGAACAAAGGCATATACCGGAATTACTCCCGATTCTTCTATCACTGCGTTAATATCTTTCCGCTTGAACGTGTTTCCTTTATCCACAGCTTCTTTCTCGTGCTTGTTCTGCTCCCGGCTCAGGAAATCGTTAATCAGCATTATAGCCCTTTCAGCAGTATAGGTATTTACTATAAAACTTTGGAAAATCTCATCCTTATTCTCATCGTCGCTAAATGAAACCCTCGCCTTAATCTTGTAGAATTTTAATGTGTCAGGTTTGCTCTCATCATCCCCTTTTAATATCTGATCCCTTTCCTCTCTTGAATACAACTCTTCGTCAAGCGCAAGCTTTGTCACGTCATCAAGCGGTTTCTTGAGCATTGTATCTACTATGATTATATGGTTCTCGTACTCCTTCACCATTGATACCTGATATCTTCCCGTATAATTCAACTCTACATAATCTTTCACGATTTCTAATGCATTATCTACCGAACTGGCGAGCATCAGGAATTTTTTTTTCTTATTTTCCACATCGACTTGCGCCATATATGGATAAATATATGTGTTCTTGAACTCGTAGGACATACGTTTCTGATTGCTTACCTCCACCTCACTTATTGAGCCCTCATTCATAAAAAACTGTATTCTTGACAATTCCTCAGCTTGTAACAGGGTTCCTCTTTCGTAGATCAGCTCCTTACGCTCTATTGACACCACCTCGCCTGAACCTTCGTCTAAAAAATCCTCTCTCCATGAACGCTTCAAATCATAAACTAGGTACTTACCTTTCATCCGGCTGATATCCGATGTGATTTCCCTTACCTCGTTTTTTTTGGTCTCTACTGACTTCATAACTCTATTATTTTAATTGATAATCAATTGCCAAACTATCCCAATGATTACGGTTGCTCATGTACTCGTCAACTAACCGGCTGTCGGATGGATCACCCAGCTCTACTTTTAAAACCTGATACACGTTGTCCGGCATATTGTAGATCACAGATTCGTTATAGTCACATCGCCCAGCAATTCCTAGCAATAAAAGCAATGCCACAACCAATAATGTATATTTTGTTAACTTATTCATAATTAAACTCTTTTTCTTGTTCTTATCTTTATTGGATTATTCTTCGTCCCTGTACCGAACCATTCGAGACGATAACCTTTGATACGAAGCCAATATTTAAATGTTCCTATATTCATATTGTATATTAAATTGATAAATACTTCTCGCCTCTCATTTTCGTGGACATATTATAAGACCTGCTTTCCTTATCTCTGAGTTTCAACCTTAGCCTCTCTATCTTTACCAACTCATTAGCCCATCTAATACGGTTCGTTTCAAAATCACCATCAAACAAGTAATCCTCATAAATCTTCGCCTGCTCCTCATGGCGTTTTATTTCCTCACGCAATTCAAACAGGACGCCGCTTTTCTCATTCCGTCTACTTTCCATCTTCTTCCTCCTTCCCTATAAAATTCGTGCATGATTCCTCCTCTTTATCCTCTATAATTGTCTGATTCAGCAGACACCACCCGTCCGGCTCTTGCAGATCACCGTCAAACAGGGCACAATCCTTACAATAGTCCATATCACCTCCGTCTCTCTGTGAATAAACTCAATGCCAGATCAGCATCAACCACAATCATTCGTCCTACTTGGCGGACAGCCTTCTTTATGACGCCCGACTTAAGGCGGTATGCCGTAGTTTCAGAGCAATGAAACAGATCCATTATCCCTTTTATGCCATATACCAAGTTCTGCCCCGTTTTGGCTGGAGCAACTATTTCATTCTTCGGAATCAAGCTGCTAAACAACTCTTTCAATTCGCCTACGGTTAAATCTATCAACCGGGTATCATCACTTATTCGTCTTTCTAATGGTATCATATCTTTGTTATCTTATTTTTAATATTTACTTTTGCGAAAAAACTATTATTATGAGCAATTTACTTATTACTTCTACGATTAAGGATCAAGTACTTTCAAGCCTTATTTCAGTTAACAGCATCGGCATTACCGCCAACCTTTACGAAGAATCAAGAGATTTAAACCTGCCTCCTGACGTGATTGAATCCATTTACGACTATTTTGAAGAAATCGGACTTATCACACTGGAGAAAACTTATGATTCTATCGAGATTAAAATGAAACCTAAAGCATTTGACCTATATAGTCATGGCGGCTTTACTGCCGAAGAAGAGCTGTTAAAAGCCAACCTTCAAAAACTTGACTATGAATTAAGAATCCTTTCCGACAAGCTCTCTCCAAGCCTTCTTGAAACGTCCAATAAAATTTCCTCCATCGCCTCTTGTATCGTTAGCGCTCTTGCGCTCTTTAAGCCCTAACAGGAAATCAAACATCTTTCTTATCGGATCGGATGCTGCCCAATACATTCTAGCCGGCATTTCGTCCTGATATATCACAGCCCCTTTGTCTAATACTACTCTCTTGTATTCCTTGGGGGCTTCTCTTCCAAGCGTCTTAGTACCATATATCCTTATTTCTACAGAAGTTATCAAAACCCAATCCGTTTTTTTCATATCCTTTAAAAAGAAAAGCCCTCGCTGTTCCCGACATAATTGGTGTTTGGTCGGTACTAAGCAAGAGCTTTATTTTGATATCCTAAAATAACTTACGGTAAACACCACTAAACCGTATCGTCTAATTTTTAATCTGATTCTTAGGATATTAAAATGGAAGTCACTATATTTGCCGCTGGAACAATTTTGGTGCGAACAAAATCACGGTTTATGTCGTGACAGCCATTTTTATACCCTTTTGCAACCGTTTTTTTATTGGTTACGGATGCAAAGTTAGACATATTCAAGTATAAAACAAGTCATTTACAGGTAATGTTTACCTGAAATAGTCTATTTAGATAAAGTATAAATAATAAAAATATGGAAGATATTATAAGACAAAGAATTATTGCTATTTTCCAAGAAAAGAAAACTAATCCAACTAGGTTTTCCGGCGAAGACAAAGCAATGCAGAAAAGATTATCCCGTCAATTAAATGGAGGAGCCTCGATTACATCTGAGACGATTTTGGGTATTCTTAATACATATCCAGACATTTCCGCCGAATGGTTACTCCGTGGAAAAGGAGAAATGCTTATAGCCTCATCGCAAAATGAGGAAAAGGAGGAAGAAGCTCTAGCAGAAAGCCTCTTCCGAAACGTATTGGTTGAATTTATGAGTATGGTTAACAAGAGATTGAAAAGTATAGACAACAATACTCAATCTTCAGTTGACAAATTAGAAGGGATTACAGACCTTCTTGCGGAATTAAGAAAAACAGCTTAATTTATATAATAATTAAACAAAACATATTCATTTAGTGTTTAGTTAATACTAATACTTAAATGATGAACGTATTTATAGATAAGCTGGAAAGGTTGATGGGTGAATTCAAAAATGAACCAGCCAACCAAAATGAAGACAAACAAAAAAGACAATGCCTTACTCTTGTTAAATGCAACGGGCATAAGGCTTCTAAGAAATATTTCAATTTAAAAGAATATAGCGAAAAACATCAATCATGAAAAAGTTATTATTAATCCCACTGTTTATACTTTCTGCCTGTTCTCCCAAGTATTCAGAAATTACGTATGTTTCTGATTTTACTCAACATGTCAAAGATGGTTTCCATATTTTCCCAGTTGGTACAGAGCTTAAAACTAAAAATTATATCCCTTTAGCCAGTTTGTCAACAGTATATCAACTCGGTATACCACCACAAAAAGAAACAAAGAGAAAAGATGAATTATATCAAGACAGGAACACAAGTGTTCTAATACCTTCCGGCAAATATATGACAGACAAACTCGTAGACGAAGCTAAACGATATGGGGCTAACGCTATCATTAATTTTAAAATCGAACCCGTATACTATAAAGGTAATCTTGTAAGGTATATCACATCTGGTGTGGCTGTCAATATTGAATAATAAAAGGCATATATGAATATAAATAATTTTCACCTATGTTTTTATAATGGGCAATGATGCTAGTAAAGCAGCATCCGCTAAACGAAATAATAAGTACAATTTAGACAGCTTTATAAATTAGCTTATGATTGTTTATCCGATTATTTTTTTCGTTAGCTTTGCAACAAAAAATAATATAATCTGTTCTCATAAAATCATAAATATATCACAGAATCATGGATGCTCATTCTTTTGAAGCTCAGTATAGTGACGGTAAGACTAAAATAAGTCTTAATGTGGGGGTTTATATCTTCCAAGAGGATAATGTCTATATATCGTATTGCCCGGCTTTGGACTTGTCCGGCTATGGGGAAACTGAAAATGCTGCAAAGACTTCATTTGGGCAAACTTTGGGTATGTATATAGAATATTGTTTACATAAAAACACCTTAGTGAAGGATTTGCAAAAGCACGGATGGAAAATAAAAAGTATGAAGCAAAAGAGGATAAAGGCTCCTGATATTAATACAATGATGTCGATGAATCCTGAATTCAGGGAAATTATTGAGAACAAAGATTATGTAAAATACTCGGAGAGCGTTAATATACCATCTTTTGCATGAATACACAGAAATTAAGCAATGTTCCATTGTCTGACTTTCGTGATTTTTTGGAGAAGGTTGGATGCAAGAAAATATCTACAGAAGGAGGTCACGAGAAATGGACACGAAGAGATTTGCTCCGTCCTATAATATTGCAGACACATATATCTCCTGTACCTGAATTTATTATAAAAAATGCTTTGCGTATATTAGGATTGACTAAAAAAGATTTTTTTGAAATATATTTTGATGTTCGTTAAGCATTCGTTTTTTATTAGAATCGGATATAGAATTTTAAAAAAAGGAGGTGAACATGGATATGTTATCTTTAACTTATACCATCGGATGCGTGATAATAGGTGGTCTCTTGATATGGTTTAAAACACCAGCAGGAAAAGAATGGCTGAAAAACTTATAACAAGAAAGGCAGGGAAATATAAACCCTGCCATATTTTTTCATACTAAACTTAAAACTTATGAACATCAAACGAAACTGCATCTTTCTTCTAGACAAGGAGAAAGACAAACCTGACTCCAAGCTCCGCTACAGGATCAAGTGGGACGGGAATACCGTAGCCTTTAATGTGGGCTACCGAGTGGACAATAACAAATGGGTAGCCGAAGCCCAAAGATGCAAACCAAACACCACTCATGGAAAGAAAAAAATCTCGGCTGCAACTATCAATTCGGAGATAAACAGATTCGAGGAAACAGTAAACAATGTGTTCTATTCATTTGAAATGGTGGACAAATCACCCTCTGCCAACGAATTTAGGATTGAGTTTAACAAACAGATTGGCAAAGAAGAGAAAAAGAGCACGGAAAAAGATTTGTTCTATTACCTGAACAGATTCATTGTAGAGCATCCTTCGGAAGTAATGCTCGCTGAACATACTGTAGAAAGCTATCTTTCTCTTAAAAAAAACCTGAAAGACTTTGCACCCGATCTACAATTCTCAGACCTCACACAAGATACCATCTCTCGTTTTATAACTTATCTTATCGAACTGGGCAGAAAGAACCGAACAATAAGAAGGATCTTCGTCACATTGAAAACGTTTCTTTCATGGTGTACAGATAAAGGATATAACACAAATACCGATTTCAGGAAATATAAGCTGCATCTTAAAATCGTTCCAAGAACCGTTGTATTTTTGTCGTGGGATGAACTTATGAAGGTACTTAATTACACGCCATCAAGACAAACTCTGGCTACCGTGAGAGATTGTTTCTGCTTCCAGTGCTTCACCTCTCTCCGATTCTCTGATGTAAAAAACCTGTCTTGGACTGATGTGCATGATGATTATATATCCATTACTACAATTAAAACATCAGACAGCCTAAGAATAGAGCTTAATGATTATTCGAGAATGATTCTAGAAAGGACACCCCATGTTAGCAGCAAGGTATTCAATATTTCCTCAGTGAGCAGATTTAATACATTTTTGCGTGAAATATGGAAGGAAGCAGGAATAGACGCTCCTGTAAGAATGACAAGCTACACAGGAGCCAAAAGAACCGATGAAGTCAAAAAGAAATATGAACTAGCCTCATCACATGCCGGACGAAGAACCTTCATCTGCAATGCACTCAGTATGGGAATAGCCCCTAATATTATCATGAAATGGACGGGGCACAAGGACTACGACACCATGAGACCTTATATAGACATAACAGACAAAACAAAGCAAGATGCGATGAAGCTATTCAATCGGAATAGTCCCCAATAAAATCCCTACTATGTTTAAAATG